CCCCCCCGGGCGCCGGTCCTTTTCTTTTTCTGGAGTGCGGTACATGGCAGGACTTACATTGGCACAGGCCGAAACCCAGCTAACCGCATGGCTCGCGGCGGACACTGCAACGGCCACCGGTCAGTCATACACCATAGGCGGCAGGTCCCTTACCCGGGCCAATGCCCGCGAGATCAGAGAAAACATCACATACTGGGACAGCAAAGTCCGGCGCCTCACCAGAGGCGGCATCAGGGTCAGGGGGGGCACACCATGCTGAGGCACAGTCGCGCCCAGTTAAAAAATATCAAACCGAATTTCATAGATAAAGCCGTGGGCTATTTCGATCCGGTAAAGGCCGCACGCCGGCAGCGGGCACGCATGGCCATGGCCCTCACGGGCGGATACAGGGGCGCATCAAAGACCCGGCGCGGCCTCAAACAGTGGCTGCCCTACGGCTACGATGCGGACTCGGACACCCTCCCGGATCTCCCCACATTGAGAGAGCGCAGCCGCGACATGATACGAAACACACCCCTGGCAGCCGGCGCCATCAATACCAAGGTAACCAATACGGTGGGGACCGGGCTCAAGCTCCAGGCCCGCATCGACCGCAATATATTAAATATGAGCGAAGACCGGGCAGACCAGTGGGAGGCGGCCACGGAACGCGAGTGGCGCCTCTTCTGGGACAGCCCGGAATGCGATGCGGCCAGGACCCTGAACGGCAACGCCCTGACGGCCCTATGTTACAGACAGGTCATGGAGAACGGCGACGTCTTTGTGGCCCTGCCCCGCATCAAGCGCCCCGGGGTCCCCTATAACCTCCGCCTCCAGATCATAGAAGCGGACCGGGTATGCAATCCCGACAATGCACAAGACACGGACCGTATGGCCGGCGGCATCGTGAAAGATAAATACGGCGCGCCAGCGGCCTATCATATCCTGAACACCCATCCCGGCAATATTAAGAACTTCAAGGGCGTCGATAAATGGCAGACCGTCCCCGCATTCGGCAAAAATCTCGGACTCAGAAACATCATACACCTGTACCAGCCCCTCAGACCGGGCCAGACCCGTGGGGTCCCGGACCTGGCGCCCGTGATCGAGCCTCTAAAACAGCTTGACCGCTACACAGAGGCCGAGCTAATGGCGGCGGTGGTGAGCGGTATGTTCACCGTATTCGTGGAATCTGAAACCGGGGACCCCACCCTGGACCTGACGGACCTGTCAGATGAGACCGGAGCAAAGACCACCGACGACGACTATAAGCTGGCCTCCGGATCCATAATCGGTCTGGCGCCCGGGGAAAAGATCCACGATACAAACCCCGGCCGGCCCAATGACTCTTTCGACCCGTTCACCCTGGCCGTCTTACGCCAGATCGGCGTGGCCCTGGAGCTGCCCTTCGAGATCCTCATTAAACATTTCACGGCGAGCTATTCCGCGGCCAGGGCGGCGCTCCTGGAGGCGTGGAAATATTTCTTAAAAGAGCGCCAATGGCTGGCCGACAATTTCAACCGTCTTGTCTATGAGATCTGGATGTATGAGGCCGTCACGTCCGGCCGCATCGCGGCGCCCGGCTTTTTAAACGACCCGCTGATCCGCAAGGCCTATCTCGGCGCGGAATGGATAGGCCCGGCAAAGGGCCAGATCGACGAGCTGAAAGAGATCAAGGCCGCGGACCTTCGCATAAAGATGGGAGTTTCAACACTTTCCGAGACCACGGCGGAGATGACCGGCGGCGACTGGGAGAAAAAACACCCCCAGACGGTAAAGGAGCATAACGCCCGCAAAGATGCCGGCCTAATCACCGAACCTGAGCCGGATAGCGACAGAGACGAAGATGAAAAATGAAAGATGCACGATATTCCGTCATTCCCGCGAAAGCGGGAATCCAGCACCCAGCACAACAGGAGAACACCATGCGTATAATCGACATCCTAACATCCCCCTGGGCCATTGTCCCTGAAAAGCTATACGAGATTCAGGAGATCTACAGCACCCATCTCCGAGGCGAAAAGATCGACATTAGCGCCATAGAGGCAAAGATCGGCGCGGCAGCCCAAGGCGATGACGAACCCTACCAGGTAGTAAACAGCATGGCCGTTATCCCGATCCAGGGCGTTATTGCCAAACACATGAACATGTTTTCCCGCATATCGGGCGGTGTTTCCACGGAGCTTGTGGCCCGGGATATTAACAGCGCGGCCCATGACCCGGACATCAATGGCATATTGCTGGACATCGACTCCCCGGGCGGGACCGTGGACGGCACCCTTGAGCTGGCACAGACAGTGTTTCAGGCCCGGGCGCAAAAGCCGGTCATCGCCTATACCGACGGCATCATGGCCAGCGCCGCCTATTGGATAGGGTCGGCGGCTGAGCGGGTCTTTATTTCCGGCGACACGGTCCATGTGGGCTCCATCGGCGTGGTGGCCACTCATGTGGATTATTCGGCCTATGAAAAACGCGTCGGCATAAAGACCACCGAGATCTATGCGGGGAAGTACAAGCGCATCGCGTCGGAGCATAAACCCCTGTCAAAAGAGGGCAAACAGACCATCCAGGACAGGGTGGATTATATATACAGTGTTTTTGTGGATGCCGTGGCCACCCAGCGCGGACAGACACCGGAGGCCGTGCTTGAAAAAATGGCGGACGGCAGGCTCTTCATAGGCCGGCAGGCCATAGCAGCCCGCCTGGTGGACGGTGTTTCCACCATAGACCGGCTGATCGATACGGTCCTGCCGCAGATGCAGGCGGACAGGGCGGATGCAGCATGGCTCCATGAATTAAACAGCGAAACCCGACATGAACGGACGGCGGCAAAAAAGAAGGACCTCGATGCGGCCCGGGCCGGTCTTGATGACGCCATGGCCCGCATGGGGCCGGTCTACTGAACATCGAACGCCCGATATCGAATGTTGAATGAAAAAACCCATAACCCATAACAGGAGGATCGACATGCCTACAATAACCGAATTTAAAGAAAAATATTCAGACATTTATCAGGCCGTTATAAAAGAGGGCTCAGACGAGGGATATGCCCGGGGCCTGGAAGATGGCCTGGAAGGCGGCCGGAGAGAGGGCCGCGAGGATGGAATCCTGGAAGGGGCCGCAGCCGAGCGCGAGCGTATCCGGGCCGTTGAAGCCCAGCTTATCCCGGGCCATGAGAATTTAATTGAAAACCTCAAATATGACGGCGAGACCACCGGTGAGCAGGCCGCCGTCAAGGTCCTGCAGGCCGAGAAATCGCTGAGAGAGGATGTCGGCAAACAGCTCTCGGAGGACGCCCCTGATGCGGTAGCGCATGTGGCGACCGCGGAAGTTGAACAGCCCACACCCGCAGAGGACACGGACGCGCCCATGGACGACCGGGCCAGGGCCACATGGGAGAAAGATTCGAAACTCCGCTCAGAGTTCGGCAGCGATTTTGACGCGTATCTCGCATTCAGAAAGGCCGATGCAGCGGGCCAGGTCCGGATCCTGAGCAAGAAATAAAAGCTAACGATGAAAGATGCAGGATGCACGATACATGATGAAAAATATTCCGTCATTCCCGCGAAAGCGGGAATCCAGGGTGCCAACATTTAAGAAAGGAGTAATATCATGACCACCTTAGCAGCAGATTTGCAGCGCACATATGAGATAGGCGAGCGCAACGAGATTCCGATGATCGCCTCAGATATCATCTATGAAGGGGCAGCGGTCGGAGCGGTGATCGCATCAGGCCACGGCCGCCCCCTCACCTCGGTGGACAAATTCGTCGGTTTTGCCGAGGACCAGGCCGACAACTCATCCGGCGCCGCCGCCGCCATCAATGTCCGGACCATCAAATCCGGGTCGGTACGGCTCTCCGTGACTGGGGCCGTTATCACGGACATAAACCAGCCGGTCTATGCCCAGGATGACAACACTTTTTCATTTATCAAAACCAGCGGCGTGTTCATCGGTTTTATGCGCCGGTTTGTTTCCAGTGGCGTGGCCATTGTGGAGTTCAATGCCGGCGTGTTAGTCGACCCGCACGAAGGTATGGCCGCCGAAACCATCTCCGCCAACAAGACCCTCGACGCATTAGACACGGGCAAGGTGTTTTTCGTGGATACCGACGCAAAGGTCGTCACCCTGCCCGCCGTTGCCAAGATGGGTTTTCGGATCGTGAACGGCGGCGCTTATGGAACGGTGATTATAACCATTTCGCCCAACGCCGCCGACGGCATCCAGGGCACGGACCTGACCACCGTGGACGATAAGGACCTGATCAACACCAAAGCCACGGCCAACCGCGGCGACATGGTTGATCTTGCCTACGGGGATGCCACCGGCTGGGCCGTTGACAAGATGATCGGAACCTGGGCCAAAGAGTAAACCCGCATAGCGCATAGAGCATGGCGCATAGCACAACCGCTCTGCGCTTCCCGCTCTGCGCTCTGCGCATAAAAGGAGAATGAAAATGGATAGACTAACGGAAAGACAGGTAATCGGCGAATTTTACAAAACCCTGGAGCAGGACATCGGCGGTTCATGGATCGGGGCCATTTCTAATTATTTCACCTCTGACCAGGCCTCCGAGGAGTACGCCTGGCTCGGTATGGCGCCGGTGCTCCGCGAGTGGATCGGCGGACGCAACGCCAAGGGTCTCAGGGAGAGCGACCTGACTATCATCAACAAGCATTATGAGGCCACCTTAGATATTCTGGTTCGGGACCTCCGGCGGGACCATTCCGGCCAGGCCATGGTGCGCATCCGAGAGCTGTCCCGCAGGGCCAACGCCCACTGGGCCGGTTTGCTCTCAACACTCATAGCGGATGGGGAGTCCGGGGTATGTTATGACGGTCAGTATTTTTTTGACACGGATCATTCGGAGGGTGACTCCGGTACCCAGGACAATGACATCACGGTCGACATATCGGCCATGCCGTCCACCACCAGCGGGACAACCACCGCGCCCAGCACCGAGGATATGCGATGGGGCATATACAAGGGGATTGAAGCCATTATCGGATTTAAAGACGACCAGGGCGAGCCGATGAATGAAAATGCCAACTCTTTTCTTGTCATGGTGCCGCTGGTTTTTCTCAATTCGGCATTAAACGCCGTGGCCCCGCCCGAGCGGTCCAGCCAGACGGCAGCATCGGCCCTGACGCCGTTACAGGCAGGTGTCAGCATCGATGTGGTGGCTAACACCCGCCTTTCGGCCTGGACTGACCGCTTTCCCGTGTTCCGTACCGACAGCGAGGTAAAGGCGTTGATCCGCCAGGAAGAGACGGCGGTCCAGCTCAAGGTCAAGGGCGACGGATCTGAGTACGAGTTCGACAATGACGCCCACCAGTACGGCATCGACACCTGGCGGAATGTGGGCTACGGATACTGGCAGAACGCGTGTCTGGTGACGCTGACGTAAACAAGATGCACGATGAAAGATGCAGGATACACAATAAACATCCTGAATCCTGCATCCTGAATCCTGCATCATGAACAAGGAGAGCACGATGAAACGCTACACGGTATCAGAAGTCCCCCTATACATCGGCGCCGGCCTCCTGGAGCTGACCGAAGATCAATACAGTCCCCGGGCCAGGGCGTTAAAACCCTTAAAGCCCGAGGGCCGTTATGAGATCATCGGACCTGTCTGTTTCAAGGTGGGGGAAGAGATTGGATTTGACGGCAATGCCGCAAAGAGATTGAAACCCAGGCTCACGCCGGTATCAAAGGCGCCGAAGAATCAGAAATGACCCTCGCCGCCGAGATGACAACAGACCTAACCGCGTTCTTTGACACGGACGCCCACGCCACAGCTGTTACCTACGCCGGCGCCGCTGTAACGGCCATCGTGGATTACGGCGAAAACTTAGACGAAATGGAAGGCGCGGCCTTGAGCCGGGCCATAATATGGGTAAAGGTGTCGGACGTGGCCGCACCCGCCTACCGCGACGCCGTAGTTATCGGGTCCGACACATGGACCGTCAGACGTGTCATGACCGGCGATGGGTATGTATGGCAGATCGAGATCCAGAGAGATGAAAGACCAATGATCTGAAAGGAAAAGACGTTATTGGTTAATAGTTATTAGAAAAACACAAATAACAAATAACGAATAACAAATAACATGAATTTTTTAACTCTACTCCATAACCTACGCGACGCGGCCCACGACGACGCGGGCACCCAGGCCTGGTGTACCACCAATTATGGCCGCAACCATAAGGTCTATGTGGGCGTGGACACGCGCAAGCCCCCGGGCGATGACGCATACCCTTTAGTCCATCTCTACCCGGTGAATAAGATAGCGGGCGAGGGCGGCCAGACCCATATCATGGGCGCCACATGCGGCATATACGACACGGCGCTCCTGGCGGGTCACGGCAAGACAGACGTGGTGGAGCTCCAGGGTATAGGCAATATGGAGGCGTTCAGAAAGCTGGTTGAGACCGCCCTCCTGGCAGCAGAACTGGACGCCGGCCATTGGGTCGATCAGATCAATACGGAATTTGAGACCATCGAATTTTTTCCGTATTTCTTGACCGTTATGGAGATACGGATCACCTCCGAGCTCTCATTCGGAGACGATTATTATCAATAACGGAAAGAAGTTATCAGTTATCAGGGAAAAACACCGGTAACGAATAACGAATAACAAATAACAAATAACGAGGTGACAAAATGCCGAAAATGAGACTAACGCAGGAATGGCGAGGCAACCCGCCCGGCACCGTCTTAAACGTTACACCGGGCCAGGCCACCAGCATCGAGGTCCTGGGCAAAGGCGCTTTGGTAAACAGCGCCGGACCCGCAAAGAAGGCAACCAAAAAACCATAAAGAGGTGCAGCATGCAGCCCATCTCCATAATCTGCCCGGTCATACGGCCGGAAGATTATAAACGGCTTGTCAGATCCATCGAGAAAAACGCCGGGATCCCGTCTGAATATTACGAGATCGTATCCGCAGAGGACAAGGACCGGATCGGATGCCCGCAGATGGTGAAGCAGCTCGTGGCCCGGGTAAAACACGACCTTGTCTGTTTCCTCGGCGATGACACGACCCTCGAGCCCCACTGCCTGCAAAATGCCCTTTCAGCCATGGCCACATTACCTGGCGGCTGGGGCGTGGTGGGTCTCAATGACGGATTCATAAACCGGAGACTCCCCACACACTGGCTGGCGGACAAGAGGATGCTGCCCATGTTGGATGGCGAGTTCTTCCATACGGGATATAACCACCTGTATTGCGATTGCGAGCTCCGGGACCGGGCCGTGGCCGCCGGACGGTATGTATGGGCCGAAGACGCCCGGATCATGCACCATCACCCGGCGCTGACAGGAAAGACAGATCCATCTTATAACGCACCATACGCCAGGGAGAACCAGGACCGGGACCGGGATCTCTACCATACCCGAAAGCGCGCCGGCATGGACAGCCGGCTGGCAATAGGCCTGCCCGTACTCACGGAAAAGATATATCTCCAGTTCATGGTATCTTTCCTGCTCATGGAAAAGCCGGATTATACCCTGTTATTCCCCACATTTCCGGCCGGAGAGTTCCCGGAATCCGTCTCCGCGGCCAGAAATAATCTGGTGGAGCAGGCCCTGGACGAGGGCTGCGACCGGTTGATCATGATGGACACGGACCAGATATACCCGCCGGACACCCTAACCCGGATCATGGCCCACGGCAAGGACGTGGTGGGCACGCCGGTCCATCGCAGGTGGCCGCCCTTCGACCCCATACTATACAGGGGCACCCTGGGCCGGTATGTGCATGTGTCGGATCGGGAATGCTATTCAGGGAATCTGGTGGAGGTGGACGCCACCGGATGCGGCTGCATCATATATAATACGGAGGTATTCCAGCGGATCCCCAGGCCGTGGTTTTTAAATACAAAGACCGCCGCCGGCAATACCGTGGGCGAGGATATACATTTTTGTCATAAGCTAAAAGAGGCGGGATATAAGATCTTTGTGGATACGGGCCTCAGCATAGGCCATCTCACAACATACGAGATCAAGCGGGAGACGTATCAGCTTTATAAGAAGCTGAACGATTTCAGATACAGGGAGACGGCGTGAGCAAGATGCAGGATGCAAGATGGAGGATGCAGGATGCAGGATGCAAGATGGAGGATGCAGGATGCAGGATGCAGGATGCAAGATGGAGGATGCAGGATGCAGGATGGAGGATAATTCGCAACCCGCAACCACCAAGTTTTTAGATGTGATGAGGGACATAAAAGAGTTTCTCATAAAAAAGCGTGTTGGAAATGTCCAGGTCAATATGTTCAAAGGCGGTATTTCCAACTGGTCTATTAATGAGACAAAAAAATGAAATAGCTCATAGCTCATAAATACCATGAGCCATCAGCTATCAGCCATCAACCAAAAACCGGGTCGCACCCGTCCATGGTAGCCCTTAAAGACACGATGTACGATGCACGATGCACGATGAAAGATCCTGCATCATGTATCCTGCATCATGAAAGGAGTAAATATCATGGCAACAAAAATAGGCAAAGACTGCGCAGTGAAGCTGGCCGCAAATTCAGTGGTCGGCATGGGTACATGGTCCCTTTCCGGAATTTCCAGTGACCAACTGGAAGACACGGAGTTCGGGGATTCCTGGAAAACATTCAAGTTCGGCCTGAAGGACGGGGGCCAGGTAACTTTTAACGGCCTGTACGACCCGGCCGATACCACGGGCCAGGAGGTGCTCAAGGCCGCCAATCTCGATAACACCGACATAACCAACCTGCGGCTCTATGTAGACAATACGTCCTATTACGAGCCCTGCCAGACCACAGGATACTGGTCACCGTCCGATACCACCGGCAACCCCACCGTGCTGAGTCACGTCAACATCACGGCGTACGATATCAGCGCGGATAAATCCGGGCTCATGCAATCCTCATTCACCGCTAAGATCAGCGGCTGCATGGTGCTCATTTAATCGCATAGCGCATGGCGCATGGCATAACGCTCTGCGCCATGCGCTCTGCGCCTGCGCTCTGCGCCATGCGCTCTGCGCATTTCGCTTCCCGCGCAAGGGAAAGAAAGGAGTCACTCATGCAGATCAATCTATCCGACCCTAACCCGCCCGTAAAATTTTACTTTGATGAGGATTTTCCGGAGAAGGGCCATGTGCTCCTGCGCCGGTTGCCGCCGGCAGAAGCCCAGAAAATCCGGAAGACCTGCTCCAAAAAGCAGCCGCCTGAATATAGGCGCGGCACCCGCTACGAGATCCCGGACAAGATAAACGAAGAGCTCCTGGCCGAGCGGATCTGGGATTATTCCATATGCGGCTGGGATGGTCTCGTGGACCAGAAGGGAAAACCCATTCCCTGCGACGCCGCCATGAAGGTCAAGCTCATGATGGAGTCCACCGAGTTTTCCGGCTTCATAGCCCAGAAGATGGAGGTCCTCGAGACGGACGCCAAAAACCCGAAAGATGACGATGCAGTAAAAAACTCATCGAGCACGTCGCAAGACTGAGAGAAAAGCCGTCATGCGAATCGTGCCGCAAAATGTACCTTGAAAAAGGGGAGCACCCGCCCTGCGAGGACTGCATACCGGAGCTGATGCCCGAAAACCACGACACGGCCAGGGCCTGGGGATATTGCCAGGATCAGTACGTGATGGGATTCGGAGGCCCGGTGGCCATAAGGCTCGAGGCCATAGAGACGGCCGTCCGCATGGTGGAGCCGGAAGACCCGGCCGCCACGACTGAAAAGCTGATAAGACTGGGAAGGTCCGTCGTAGCTGATATAAACGAACAAAAAGAGGCAGACCGGGAACAAACATAAAAGCCGTTATTAGTTATTGGTTATTAGTTATCAGGTTGAAACTTTAGTCACTTTAGTCACTTAAAACTTTAGTCACTTATTGATATGAATCCCCAGCTGAAAATAACATTAAACGTAGACGACAAAGGCTCCGTCCATATCCGGAAATTCGGGAACCTTACCGAGCGCACCATCGACAAAACCACGCTCTCATTCAAGGACCTGAACAGGGCCATGATGTCGTCATCCATGAAGCTCAAGACCCTGACCGCGGGCCTGGCAGGCCTCGCTGCGGGCCTGGGCGGCATGTACGCCGTAAAGCGCCTGGCGGACGGTTTCATGGACACGGCCAAGGCCTTCGAGGCCATGACCGTCAAACTCAACGCCCTTACCCGGGGCCAGGGCGTCGAGACCCTCGAGCGGATCAACCAGTGGGCGCTCGACATGCCCGTAAACACCCGCAAAGCGGTCGACACCTTTGTCATGATGCAGGCCATGGGCCTGGATCCCACCATTGAGAAGATGCAGACCCTGGTGGATGTGTCCAGCATATTCGGGGATGAGACCATGCCGCGCGTGGCCCGGGCCCTGGGGCAGATGCAGCAGCTCGGCAAGCTCTCGGCCGAAGAGCTCAACCAGCTGGCCGAGGCAGGCATAAACGCCCGCAAATATCTGACGCAGGCATTCGGCCAGACCGTCGAAGAATTACAGAAATCCGGCATGGAGATCGAGAAGATCGTCAAGGCCATCATGGACGGAATGAAGAATGAGTTCGGCGGGGCAGCCGCAGCAGCCATGAAGACCTGGTCCGGGATGACCATGACGCTTGTTTCATACTGGGACGAGTTCAAACGCAGCGTAATGGACTCGGGGCCCTTTGACGCCCTCAAGGACGCCCTCGGCGAGGTCACGGAAGAAATCGTCCGCATGAAGGAAACAGGCGAGCTGGATGAGTGGGCCCGCCGGATGGCCATGGCCATAGTGGGCAGCATGCAGACCGCGGTCCAGGCCGTCATGGCGCTCTATAACGTCTACAAGGGCATGTCAAAGACCGTCCTGGCGCTATATGAGCGATATATGCAGGTCATGAAGATCTACTATCAGTATATGGCCCTCACATCATGGGGCGATGTCAAGAAAGGCTACCTCCGGGAGCTTGAGGAGGTCAAGCAGGTCCTGGCCGACCTCGCCATGGAGTTCGTAAACATCGACACGGCCACGGAAGATGTAAATAAGATCTTCGACACCCTCATAAAACGCCTCGAGGATGTGAAGGGCGGGAGCGATTCCGTCACAGAGGCCGTCAAGCAGCTGGCCGCGGACCTCAAAAACGAGCTGCCGGCCGGCGTAAAGCAAGTCAAAGCATTAGCCGCCGCCATGGCAGAAGCAAACAAAGCGGCATGGGAAGCGCAGGATCTATATGATTGGATCATGAATTATGGGAACGTCATTGATCAGTTAGCCAGGGATGTTGAAGCCGGAATTAATGAGAGTGCGGCCAGCATTGAAAAGGCAAACAAAGAGATTGCTAAAACTGAAGAAGAGTATCGCAACGATAAACTCCAAGCAATGGAGTCTTTATATGAAGCTCTCGGAGAAATATCAGGAAATTATTTTGATGCTCAGATGCAGATGCTTGACATTGAATATGAAAAGTACGTAGAGGCGTTACAACTTAAAGGCAAGGATTATGAAACGGCTACCAAAAAGGAAAAGCAACTGTTTGATACTTTGAATAGATGGAAACTCCTTGAACAAATAAAGTTATCACAAGAATTGTTAATCCATTCTGGGGGATTCTTTGGAGGGATGGCAGCTTATTTACTCCAAGCCCAGATAGACTGGGAGGATGCCTTTAAGGAATTTGGTCAGTTCGGATATGAGACTTTTGAGAAGATCGGAGATGCGTTTGAAGATTCGGTTGTATCAGTATTGAAAAACGACTTTGATAGCATCGGGGATTTGTGGGATGCTCTACTCGACGATCTGCTTGACAGCTTCATTCGACTGATCGCTAATCTGGTTAGACAATGGGTAATGGCAGGCATCGGTCAAATGATTGGTTCCGCACTTGGCATTGCTGGAGGAGGTGGTGGTATTTTTGGTGCTCTTGGTAGTTCTGCCGCTGGCTATGGTGTTGCAGGAGCTACTCAAGGTGGTGGTGGTACTGGTTATGCAAATTATGCAATGAGTGGATTAAGGGCAGTACAAGAAGGTTATTTAATCTATGCCGAGAAAAGT